GGCAGCCGTTGGGCGTTTGTCCTGGGCAGAAGCTAGAGGTTGCGATCGCCGAAGCTGCGGGGACGCTGGAGCGGCTGAATGTACAAACGAGGCGGGATTTGATGTTGCGGGGTGGGATGGCGCCGGGGTTGAGCCGGGAGAAGTTGGAGGGGTTGATGGAGAGGCTGTTGCGGGTGCAGGTGGAGCTGGTGATTGCGGCAGAGGCGTGCGGGGAGATGCTGGGGGAGGATGTGGATCTGATGCGGGATGCGCTGGCGGAACTGGAGCGGCGTTCAACGGATAGAACGGATGGGTAGGCAGGAGGGTGCATGGATGAGATGGTGATTAGGGATGACAGCCAGGCGGATGGGTTGAGGCAGATGCATGTGATGCGGATGGGGGCGAGGGTGGACCGGGAGCGATATGAGAGTGAGGTCGCTCTGCATGGGGGTGTTGTGTTCTGTCTGAATGAGTATCAGGAAGATGAGGCGGGGTTGTGTATTTGGCATTTGTTCATTGCATGGAGGTTGATGATGGACGCGATGTGGGTTGTGCATGTGGATCAGGGACCAGGTGTCAGGGGGCAGGGATCTGGGGAGGGGGCGGCGAGGGCGGCGGGGAAATATTACGCACGGTATCAGCGATGGCCGAACCGGGCGGCGGTGCGGCCGGGGATGATGCACCCGGAGGAGGTGGAGCTGATGGTCAGCGGCCCGCAGGGGGGTGAGGTGGTGGGGAGGGTTCGGTTTGTGGAGATGCAAGGGATGAGGATGGGGGATGTGGGGGTGTTCTTTGAAGAAGTGGTGAGTGAATAGTGAGCAGTGAAGAGTGCAGAGCGGAGGACACTATGGATGAGGTGAAGGTTTGGCGATGCGCTGGAGGGCACGTGCTGGGGGTGGTGAGGAGGAATGGGAGCAGGATCAGGCAGTTGTTGCTCTACCGGGCAGCGGTGGATGAGGCTGCGGCGCGCCGGGGGGAGGTGGAGGTGATGGCGGTGGTGGAGGGGTATGTGGCGGATGTGCGTTGCTCGATCTGCGGGTGCGTGCGGACGTGGGTTCCGGGCCGGGATGAGCTGCGCAGGCTGCTGAAGGGTTTGGGCGTGGAGGTGACTGATGATTTCCTGGATGCAAGCCCCCGATAGGCAGGTTGGGATGGTGTGTTCGCAATGCGGGGGAAGGTTTGTGCTGATCGAGGTGGGGGAGAATTCGGCGCTGGTATATGCGACATTCGATGGGTTATGCCCGCGGTGCTGGGTGGCGCTGAGGGTGGAGAAGCCGGGAGTGGTGGTAGGGGAAAAGATGAAGGAACCACAGATAGGAAAGGCAGATGAACACAGATAGGAGGTGATCAGTGGAGGAGAAGAGCACGATGGGTGAGATGCGAACGGGGCTGAATACGGTGGCGGTGACGGTGATAGGGGCGGTGGTGCTGGTGGTGTCGATTGCGTGCGTGCTGGCGGCGATGACGGGAGGGTAGGGAAATGGATGGATCTGTATTTGGAATCATTGTTGGGGATATTGTTTCCACTTCATACGGTGCAGGGCCGTATGTTGTCAGATCGATTACCAGGCCCCATTATACCGAGCGATTTCCGGGCGTGTTGATTGTTCGCACCTGGTTGGTTATCTCTCTGATCGGCTTGCTGCGGGATAGGCCAGCGGATAAGCAGGGTTACATTTTGAACTCTATCCGGAGGGAAGGGGATCGCTGGTTTACGGATATGAATGATGAAATATTTGTCACGAAAGGCAAGAGCAATAAAACCAGGATCTTCCAACTCAGTATGTTTGAACTTCCTGGGGAAGCAGAAATGCCTTACCTGTTCATCGATGGGGTTGATTACAGTCAGGATGTCTATCGGTGCAGAGAACATGGGGATTACAACGGCACGCCCCCTGCTATCCATATGTACCCGACCTGCCCGAGATGTGGTCGCTGGCCTGAATACGTGGTTCGATTGATGGAACCACGAGATCCGGCCAGACCACAGGCGAGTTCCTGCCAGGTACACCTTGGATTTAAAACCATACCGGGTGCGGATTGAGCCATCTGCCGGGGTTTGGGTACAGATGGAGGTGCAAGATGAGGCTGGGGAGATATTTTGGGCAGCCGTGCAGGGTGCTGGTGTGGGGGAAGAGGATGAACAGCTGCCTGGTAGAGTTTCCGGATGGATATAGGGCGGTGACGAGCAGGAATTATGTGAGGAAGAGGAGGAAACAGGGATGAGCCTTACGTGGAAGTGCGGGGTTTGTGGAAGGACTGCGGCGATTTTGAGAAACGGGATGTGCTTGGGGTGCGAGGATCGATATTGGGTGTATCCACCCTGCCCACATTGTGGGGCTGTGCCGCCAGCGGTGATGGGCGGCCGGGAGCACGGCACTTGCATGGAGTGCAGCACTCTGTGGGAATCTGTGGCTGAGTATGATGCAATTCTGGCAAAACGCAAGTGGAAGGCACTGACGTTGATACAGCCGTGGGCCACGCTTGTGGCGGTTGGGGCGAAGCAGATTGAAACGAGATCGTGGGCCACGAGTTACCAGGGGCCACTGGCGATCCATGCGGCGAAGAGGTTCCCGAGGTGGGCGCAGGAGCTGTGCGGGCAGCAGCCGTTCAGCGATATTTTGAGCAGGTTGGGGATCACGCCGTTTCATATTCCGAGGGGGAAGGTGTTGGCAACGTGCAGGCTGGTGGGGTGTGTGGAGATACCGAGAATCCAGTCGTTTACACACGTGCTGGGGGGAGAATATAGATACCTGCCCCCGGATGAGCCGGAACTGTCATTCGGAGACTATACCCCGGGGCGGTACGCGTGGATTTTGGCTGATGTCAAGCTGTTACCTGAACCGGTGCCAGCAAGAGGGGCGCTGGGATTGTGGGAGTGGGTACCCCTATCATAACCTTCCCCGGGCAGATGACTGCCTATGAAGGAAGGGTAAGGAATAGAACTACGAGGAGAGTGTGTGATGGAAGAGCTGAATTATGAGAATACGGATAAGAAGTATGAGCGGCCGGAGGAGGTGGATGCGACGGCGAGGACGGTGGTGGTAACGCTGGAGATTGAGCCGACAAAACGGCTGGTGGTTGTGCGTGTGGGGCAAAACACGCTGGTGCTGACGCCTGGGCAGGCGCGGGATCTGGGAGGGGACTACTGGGGACGGCGAATAAGCTGGGGAAGGGAGGAGGACGTGGTCGGAGAAGATGATCGAGGGCTTTTTGCGGAGGTGGCCGGGGAGGATCTGGATAGGATGCAGATCTGCAAGCGGTGCGGGTGTTGCAGTCTGTATTGGGAGGGGTGTTATAACTGCGGCGGAGAGGGGTTTCGCGAGTTGTATGAAGATGATCCGCTGTGGTATGACGAGGATGATTTAGAGACTTGTGATGTTTGCAATGGGAAGGGAGGCTTTTGGTTATGCATTGGGCACTGCGATGAGAATGGGAAACATGGTGCGAAAACTGACTCTTGACGCGGGATTCTTTTTATGTTAAAAATTCAGTAACTGAATATTGAAGCAGGCCGGATGTAGTTCCGGCCGGTGTCGGAGATGAGCGCCCGGCGATCGTGTGACCAAGGTCACCCTGGATCGTCGGGCGTTTTGTTATCTGGCGGTGCCAGGTTCCATCCAATGAGAAAGGAATAAGGAGGTCAAGATGTCTGCTGAGATGCTGGCTGGGATTGCGGGGGCGATTCTCTCGCTGTTGTTTTCGTATGTGCCGAACTTGCAGGAGGCGTACGGCACGCTGGACGGCAAGTGGAAGCGGTTCTGGATGCTGGTGGCGCTGCTGGTGGTGACCGTGGGGGTGTTTTTGCTGAGCTGCACGAGGGTGGCCGGTGATCTGGGGCTTGATGGCACATGCGACCAGGCGGGGGCGGTGGCGCTGGTGAAGATATTTGTGGCGGCGCTGATTGCGAACCAGAGTGCATTTTTGATCAGCCCGCAGGTTAAGCCCGTGAAGGCTGCGGATTGGCAAGTGTTGTGATGGGTTCGCAGCCATCTACGCGGCGGCGGGAGCCGGTGTATGTGCCGGTGGATGAGGTGCAAGCCGGGGAGGGAGCGGTGGCGAGTGCGATGGGGGAGAGATTGGCACGGATCGAGGAGCAGTTGAGGGCTCTGCCGAGGCTGGAGAAGTTAATCCAGGATGCGCTCCGGGAGTTCAAGAGCCAGGCTGATGCGCTAGAAGCGGCGGTGCAGAGCCGGGCGCTGCACTGTGTGGTGCAGACAAGCAAGGTGACGTCGCTGGAGAACAGCGTGCAAAAGGTGGAGAAGGACCTGGAGGCGGTGAAGTCGCTTATGCCGGTGGTGAAGGGTGTGCTGTGGGTGGCGGGGGTATTGGGGGCGACGGTGATTGTGTTTATCTGGAGCCTGATCGTTGGGCAAGTGCAGGTGGTGTTTCCATGAGCAAGATAGATCTGGGCGAGCACAATCCTGCAGAAACCCGCTCGATGCGCGCCGGCGCTATCCCGCGTGGAGCCAAGGTTCTGGCTGCTTTGCGTTCTGTCGCTCAATTGGGGTATGCGCCGCCCATTCCGCCCGAAGACCGAGTGTTAGTGGTGGACATTAGCCACTGGAACGGGGAGGCGGATTTGGCGGTGATGCGCGCCGCGGGTGTGGCTGCGTTCTACCAGAAGGCAACGGAAGGTGTGTCTAACTGGGTTGACCGCACCTACGAAACCAGGCGGGCGCAGGCCCAAGCTTTGGGCTATCCGTTTGGGCTATTTCACTTTCTGCGCCCTGTCTCGGGCGTGAACCAGGCCAGGACATATCTGGACAAGACCACGGCTGGCCGGGGAATTCTTCCACACACGGTAGACGTGGAAGTCCCCATGCCCGCCTGGATCGTAAGGGAATATGTAGCGAACATCCACGCTGAATTGGGTTATTACCCGGTTGTGTACACATCACATTATTGTTGGTCACTTGTGATCGGCACGGAAGACAAGGCCTGGGTATCGCAGCGCTGCCCAGGTTGGTTTGCGCACTGGAACGGCGGGAACACCGGGCCGCTAATCCCGTCAGGATGGAGCACCTACGTGATGCACCAGTTTTCTGCAGACGGTAACAGGCGGGGCGCCGAGTTCGGTTGCACCGGTGAAGAGTTAGACATTGATCTGGACTGGGGGCGCCGCTCATGGTTGGAGCAGTATGTTCCGCCTGAGCCGGTGCAGCCGGTGAGCCTGGATGAGTGGGCGGTGGAGATGGACGCCTGGGCACGGGGCGCGGGCTATAACGGGCCGAGGCCCGGGGCAGCGGACTGCCTAGGAGCGTGAGATGACGATCCGTAAATGGGATGATGTGCAGCTCCAATTTGACCTTGATCTGAACGAGGAGGCCGACGATGCGGTGGAGCGGTCGATCACGGCGGAGGAAGCGCGGCGGATCAGCGAGGCGGCGTACAACGGATTTCAGGCACGGGTTGCACAGATTGATGAGGATGAGCGACCGACGTGGTTTGAAGATTATGTGCGGCTGTTGGAGCAGGGTTGGCCGTGGAGGGTGGCGTGCTATATCGCATGGGCTGGATCGCCAAAGCAGGGGCGGTGGCCGGGGACGCTGAGGGAGCTGGCAACGGATGTGTTGGGACTGACGGGGCCGCGGGTGATTTATACCTGGCGTCGGAAGTATCCGACGATTGACCAGGTAGTGGCGGTGGTGCAAGCGGCGCCGTTGTTCGAGCACCGCAGGGATGTGATGAATGCGCTGGTGATGTCGGCGAGAGACCCGGATTACAAGAGCTTCAATGACCGGAAGTTGTTTTTGGAGATGACGGGCGATTACACGCCGAAGAGTAAGGTGGAGGTGGAACGGTCTGGCAGGGCAGGCGATATCAGCGAGAAGAGCGATGATGAGCTGAGGGCCTGGCTGGGCATGGATGGGGAACGGATAGAACGGATGGGAACGGATGGGGAGGGTGAGGATGCTTCAGCAGCAGCCGAGTAGCCTGACGATATCCCCGGAGGAGGCGCGGCGGGAGCTGGCGGGCAGGGAGCTGGCACGGCGGCACCTGGTGGATTTCTCGGAGTATATGTACCCGAACTGGTACCGGGCGGCGGCGCACCACCGGTTGGTGGGAGAGATGCTGGAGCAGGTAGAGACGTATGTGCGCACGAAGGGGAAAACGGGGATTGGGCGACTGTTGATCCTGGAGCCACCCCGGTATGGGAAGAGCGAGCAGGCGAGCAGGCATTTTCCGGCGTGGATTTTGGGGAAGCTGCCGGATACGCGCATTATTTTGACTTCTTACGGCGCTGACCTGGCGGGCAAGCACAGCCGGGCGGCGCGGGATTTGGTGGACGGCGACCGCTACCGGGCGGTGTTTGGTGATCTTGCCACGGTAGAAGCGCCCGTGGAGCTGTCGGAGGAGAGCCGGGCGGTGAACGCCTGGGATCTGGGTGCTCCGCACCGGGGGGGCTTGACGGCGGCGGGTGTGGGCGGCGGTATTACGGGGTCGGGCGCAAATTTGTTTATCGTGGACGACCCGTTCAAGAACAGGGAAGAGGCTGAAAGCGAGGCGCGGCGAAACTCGGTTTGGGAATGGTGGACTTCGACAGCGTACACCCGCCTGGAGGATGGGGCGGCGGTGGTGGGGATGCTGACCCGCTGGCACCAGGACGATTGGGCGGGGCGACTGCTGAAGGCGATGGCGAGCGATCCGAAGGCGGACCGGTGGGTGGTGCTGTGCCTGCCTGCGCTGTGGCGGGAGCCGGAGATCCCGGATGGGAAGACGTTCGAGCAATACCAGCACGAGAAGCTGCTGGAGGGGGTGTGGCTGGACCAGGCAGACCCGATGGGGCGTACGGCGGGCCAGGCGCTGTGGCCAACGAAGTACAACGAGGAGGATCTGGAGCGGATTGCGGCAAACGTCGGGCCATACGATTTCGAAGCGCTTTACCAGCAGTGGCCGTACCTAAGGAGCGGGAGCTTCTTCAAGCGGGAATGGTTCACGATTGTGGATGCGGTGAAGCCGGATGAGCTGGTGCAGCGCATCCGGGTTTGGGATAAGGCCGGAACTGCGACGGGTGAAGGCGGCGATTTTGCGGCCGGTGTGCTGATGAGCATCAGCAAAGATGAAATCATTTACGTGGAGCACGTGGTGCGAGGCCAGTGGACGCCGGGTAAGCGGGAAGACACGATTTTGAGCACGGGGAAGCTGGATATCCAGCAGCGCAAGGGGCCGAGAACGGTGATCTGGCACCAGCGAGATCCAGCCAGCGCCGGGCTGGACAGCGCCCAGGCCACGAACCGCAAGCTGGCTAAGGCGGGGCTGGTAGCTCATTTTGAAGCGGTGAGCGGCGATAAGGAAGTGCGAGCGGGTCCATGGTCCAGCGCATGCGAGGGGGGGATGGTGCGGCTGGTGCGGGGCGCCTGGAATGAACCGTTTATTGAGGAGCATGTGGCCTTTCCGAAAGGGAAGTTTGACGACCAGGTGGATGCAGCGAGCACGGGTTACAGCAAGCTGATCGAGAAGCAGGGTAAGAGGACAGTCAGGAGTTATCAGGGATGACGACCGATTTGGAACGGGCCTATAAGGCGCTGAGCGGAAAGGCGGCTGCGTATACGCGGCTTTTCCAGTATTACGATGGCGACCAGCCGGTGATGTACACGGCGAAACGTCTGGAGGAGTTTTTCAAAGGACTGGACGCCGCCTTTACCGAGAACTGGTGCGCGGTGGTGATCGACAGCGTGCGCGACCGGGTGAACCTGCGGAGCATCCGGGTTCCGAAAGCGTATGAGAAGGCCTGGGCGGAAATGTGGGAGGGGTCAGAGCTGAAGCTGGAGAGCGATGACGTCCACGAGGCAAGCCTGGTGATCGGGGAGGCGTTTGTGGTGGCGTGGCCGGATGAAGACGGGAAGCCGCAGGCGTATTACAACGATCCGAGGCTGTGCCACGTTTTCTACCGGGCGGACAACCCGAGGGTGAAGGCCTGGGCGGCGAAGTGGTGGGTGAGGGACGACGAGACGCTGGAGATGACGCTCTATTACCCGGACCGGCTGGAATACTACGAAACCGAGAAGAAACAGACCAGCGTTTCGAGCGCAAATGCATTCGGGCCGAAAAACCCGGCGCAGGCTGACAACCCGTACGGGGTGGTGCCGGTGTTCCACTTCCGGCCATCAAGGCGGACGGTGAAAGGCGATTTGAAGAATGTGATACCGATGCAGAACGGGATCAATAAATTGCTGGCGGATATGATGGTGGCTGCGGAATTTGGTGCGTTCAAGCAGCGCTTTATTATCAGCAATGCGGATATCCCGGGGAAGCTAAAGAACGCGCCGAACGAGATATGGGATCTTCCGGCAGGGGACGGGATGGGGCAGCAGACGCAGGCGGGGCAGTTCGATGCGACGCCGCTGGAAAATTATTTGAAGGCAATCGAGAACCTGAGCATGAGCGTGAGCAGCATTACCCGGACGCCGAAGCATTATTTTTTCAGCATAGGGTCCAACCTGTCGGGTGAGGCGATCTATGCGATGGAGGCGCCGCTGAATAAGAAGGCGCAGGACAGGATTGATCGGTTTGCGCCGGAGTGGGTGAACGTGTGCCAGTTCATGCTGAATGTGGTGGGGTTGCAGGTTGAGAAGCGGGAGATCGTGGCGGAGTTCGACCGGCCGGAGACGACGCTACCAAAGACGGAGGCGGAGACGCGGGAGATCAATGTGCGGAGCGGTCTGCCACTGGCGACGGCGCTGAGAGTGGAGGGATGGAGCGAGGCGAACGTCCAGGGGATGCTGAAGGATAAGGAAGAGGAAGCAAAGCGCAGCCAGGCAAGCCTGGCAAGGGCGCTGTTGGATGCGGAGAGGCAGTTCAATGCAGGGCCGACCACGGATGAGAACGGATAAGGATTGAGATGTTGCCGGATTATCGGAAGAGCCAGGTGGAGCGGACGATTGAGGAGTTTCGGGGTCGCTTGCTATTGCAGGAGGCGGACCAGATGCGTACGATGGCGCGGCGGTGGCTGGATGTGGAGCAGGCGCTGGAGAGTCAAATTACTTTGCTGGCAGGCGAGGTATTGGAGATGCGCCAGGCTGGAGAAGCGGTGAACCAGGCCCGGTTGATGCGATTGGACCGGTACCAGCGATTGCTGGCGCAGGCGAAGGCTGAAACCAGGGGATATGCGAACTGGGCAGCGAGTTTGATCGCCGAAAGGCAGGGAGATATGCTGGAGATGGGTGTGCAGGGGGCAGAGGCGATGATCCGGAGCGTTTACATGGATGCGGGGAAGTTGGGCGGATATTTCGACGTGCTGCCGATAGAGGCGGTGGAGTTTGCGACGGGGTTCGCAGGCGACGGGTCGCCACTGGCCCGGCTATTGATGCGAGATTATACGGAGACGGCGGCGCAGCTCACCCAGGCGCTCATTGACGGCACGGCGCTGGGCAGGAACCCGAGGGAGACGGCCAGGCTAATGGCGGAGGCGATGGGGGGGAACCTGGACCGGGCGCTGACGATTGCGAGGACGGAGCAGATCCGGGCGTACCGGGAGGCCGGGAGGCAGTCGTTTGTTGAGAGCGGGGTGGTGGAAGGATATATTCGCCGGTGCGCTTTGAGCGAACGGACGTGCATCGCGTGCCTGGCGCTGGATGGGACCGAGTACGAAACAGATGAGCTGATGGATGTACATCCGAACGACCGGTGCTTCATGCAGCCGAAAGTGACCGGTATTCCGCTTCCGGATGCGATCAGCGGTCAGCGGTGGTTTGAGGAGCAAGATACGGACATCCAGATGAGCATTTTGGGTCCGGAGCGATACGACGCCTGGCTGATGGGGCAGGTGGAATTCAGGGATTTTGCGTCTACGCATACGGACCCGGTGTGGGGTCCGAGCGTGCGGGTGACGCCGGTGGGGGAGTTGGTTAATTAGTGGGTTGGTGAGTTGGTACGTGGGTACGTTTGGGAGTTGAAAAATTGGGAAGGGAAACTGGGCGGGAGGCCCGATAGAGAAAGGAGAAAGCGGGATGCTTTGGAAAACGTTTGTCAATCTTGAAGCAGATAAAGGTGGGGGCTCGAACTCCGGCGGTCAGAACTCTGACGGCGGCGGGAAGGGAACTGGAGGCCAGGAAGGCCAACAACAACCGCCGTTGAGTTATGAGGCCTGGGTGAAGGAGCAGCCGGATGAGGTGAAAACCATGCTCTCGGGATGGGAGCGGGGACTGAAGACTGCCCTGGATGGCGAGCGGGATGCTCGCAAGGCTCTTGAGAAGCAGGTCCGAGATTTGGCCGGGAAGGCCGAAAAAGGGAGCGAGGCTGAGAAGCAGCTCATCGGACTGGCGGACCAGATAGGGGAGGCTGACCGGAAGACCGCGTTCTATGAGACGGCCCATGCGGCCGGGGTCACCAATTTGAAGCTGGCTTATACCGTGGCGGTGCAGGATGAGATGTTTGACAAGCGCGGGCAGGTCAACTTCGAAACGATGAAGGCGCAGTACCCGGAGTTATTCGGGGGTGTGCGAAAGGCTCCGCCCGGAAATGCGGGGGCGGGGACGAATACAAACCAGCCTGCCGGCAAGGGGATGAACGATTTCATCCGCAAGGCAGCAGGAAGATCGTAATATCAGGAGGAATGTACCATGCCTTACAACAATGTCATCAGCCGCGCGGATGCGGCAGCGCTCATTCCGACCGAGGTGAGCGCGGAGATCATCAAAAACGTGGCCGCCCAAAACCCGCTGTTGTCACTGGCACGGCGTTTGCCCAACATGAGCGCCAGCCAGCGGAGCATGCCGGTGATGAGCGCCCTAGCGCTGGCGTATTTTGTGGCAGCCGATACCGGTATCAAGCAGACCAGCGAGGTGAATTGGGCCGGGGTCAACATCAACGCCGAGGAGCTGGCGGTGATCGTGCCGATCCCGGAGGCCGTGCTGGACGATGCAGATTATGACATCTGGGGTGAGGTGCGCCCGTCTATCGAAGAGGCGCTGAACCTGGCTATTGCCCAGGCCGTATTTTACGGCACGAACATCCCGGCTACCTGGACGGTGAGCCTGGGTGGAGCCGGATTGCTGGCGCGCTGTACGGCAGCCGGACACGTGGTGTCCAATGCCGTTTACGTGGACCTGTACGAGGCAATCATGGGCGAGACCGCAGCAGGGGTGGATGGCTTGCTGATGACCCTGGAAGCGGACGGGTTCATGGCGACCGGCCACATTGCTTCGATGGCGATGCGCGGCCGTCTGCGCAACGTGCGGGCTGCAGGCGGGGAACCGATCTTCAACCGCTCGATGCAGGATAAAGCTCGCTTCGAGCTGGACGGGGCACCCATCTATTTCCCCACGGATGGCTCCGTGGTGGATGCAACGTCGTGGGTGATTACCGGAGATTGGACCAAGCTGGTGTATGCCTTCCGCCAGGACATCACCTATAAGATCCTGACCGAGGCCGTGATCCAGGATGGGGCGGGGAATATCGTGTACAACCTGGCGCAGCAGGACATGGTTGCGCTGCGGGCGGTTGTGCGCCTGGGGTTTGCCCTGCCCAACCCGATCAACCGGGTGAATGCGACAGCGCTCACTCGCTGCCCGTTCGCGATCCTGACGGCCTAGAACCTTTAGGCGGATTATCGAAACCAATTCACAAACCCAACCAATCATAGGAGGTTTGAAATGTCTCTTTTTCCTGCAAGCGTAGAGTATGCCCTGGTGGACGTGCCACGATCCAAGGGCTCGAAGATCTTCGTGGTGGATGCCGTCAACGGATCTGATGCCAACCCTGGCACCAAGTGGGAGCTTCCGCTGGCCACGGTGGAAGCGGCATTTGCGAAATGCACGGATCTGAAGAACGATGTGGTGCTGCTGGTGGGCAACGGCACGAGCAATGCCACTACAGCCGCATTGGCGTGGAACAAAAGCTTTACCCACCTGATCGGTCTGTCGGCCCCATCGCTGATGGAGCCGCGCAGCCGGATCAAGCCCCCGGCGGCCCTGGCGACCACACCGTTCGTTACCTGGTCTGGCTCAGGATGTGTAGTCAAGAACATCTCGTTCTGGCATGAAACATCGAACGCGCTGGGCCTGGTAAATGTGTTGGTCACCGGAGGCCGGAATTTCTTCGAAAACTGCCAGTTCGCTGGCGGGATTGGAGCTAATGCGGTGACCGGTGAGCGCTCGTTGAAGGTGGGTGGAGCAAACGGCGGCAATACCTTCAGGCACTGCGTGATCGGCAACGATACCATCATGGTGCCTGACGGTGGGGCTGGACTGGAGTTCGATGCAGGCGCGATGCACAACCTGTTCGAGGACTGCATCTTCTGCGTATCAACCAACGGCACGACCTATGCGCACGTGCTGGTGCCAGCGGCTGCGGATGTGGGCCGGTTGAACCTGTTCAAGCGCTGTTTCTTCGTGAACGAAGGCAATGGGGTGCAGGCGGAAGTGTTCACCATTGGGGCGGCACTGCCGGTTTCCAGCTATTTGTTTGCACTGGACTGCTGGGAATACGGAGCTACCGAGTGGGAGACCACCAACAATGGCCTGGTGACGAATGTGACCATCGCGGCCAACACCACCGGCGTTGCCACCGGCAACATTGCCAAGATCACCAGCTAAACGGGCTGGATTGTCAGAACCAATGAAAAACGGGCGGGTGAAACTCCCGCCCAGGGAGAAATGAGTCATGGCAAAGCAAACTGGATGTTTCGAGCTGGCGCTGGCTGGCGAGGCGGTGCCCAGCAACGGTGGGGCAGGAGAGATCCTGAACCCGGAGGGCGTGCCGCTGATCATCAAGCAGGCCACGCTGTACGTAGATACCCCGAGCGCGGGGGCTGCGAATATCGCAATTGGCACCGGAGCGGCCGGGGCAGCCAATAACGGCATAATCGCAGCGCAGGCGATCAATGGGGCGCTGACCGGCCTGGCCTATAACCTGCTGGCTCCGGCGGCAGGGGCGGCGGAGATCATGTGGACGGCGGCCCAGGTGCTGAACGCCACGGTGAGCGCAGCTTCGGCGGCGTTCGTGGGGCGGCTGTTCGTTGAATACTACCGGATCGACGCGGAGTAAGCGACGATGACCGCTACGGCTGAGCAGATTGCACGGGTGAGACGGATGACGGGGGAGCCGACCGCAGCAACGTATGCGGATGCGGACATCCAGGCGTATATCGAGCGGTATCCGCTGGAGGACGCACGCGGGGAGGGGCCGTGGATCGAGAGTGAAACCACACCCGGAACGCTGGAGGCAAACCCGGACTGGACGGTTACGTATGATCTGAACGCGGCTGCGGCGGACATTTGGGCAGAGAAGGCGGCTGGACTGGCTCCGAATTTCGACTTTCGGGCGGATGGGGGCCAGTACAGCCGCAGCCAGGCGTACGAACAGGCGATGAAGCAGAGCCGGTATTACCGGAGCCGGAGGAGTGTGAAGACGATCTCGCAAAGGCCGGAGCCGCTGATGCAGGGGGAAGAAGAGGTTGACGACTGATGGATGCCTTTTCTGCAGATGAGCTGAGCCGGATGCGGGCGGCACAGGATGCAGCGATGATGGATACCTGTGAACTGTACGACTTTGGAGGCGGCATTGTGGATGTGTATGGAGTGCCGGGTGAGGCGTATGTGCTGCAGGGCTCCAGCGAGTGTGGATACGATCCCAATGCCAGGATCGAGGTGATGGAAGGAACCCAAGTGGCAATAACGGATGCTGTGCTGAGGCTGCCGATCGAAACTGAGGTGACCAATCTATCCCGAGTCAAGATCACGCACAGATATGGCGAGGAGCTGGAGACAAAGCCGCTGTACAGCGTGATTGGCGAACCACGAACAGGCCCCAGCGGGCTACTGTTGAACCTGAGAACGGTTACGAGGCCATAATGGCAGACGCAGAAGTGAGGATGTACATAGAAAAGGTGCTGGTGACAGTGGGTCAGGCTACTGACGAGGCGCTGAAGGCTCTGGCCTTTGCGATGCAAGCCCAGGCACAGGCCAATATCCGATCAAATGGACAGATCGATACCGGTTTTATGGTGAACAGTGTGTATGTGATATCGGCTGACGGGAAAGCTGGAGACAACTGGCAGTCGGGGGATTACCTGAATGAATCGGGGCAGACTGTGCGCAGAGAACTGGCCGATCAACCTGCCCTGGGGGATGCGGCGGCGGCGGTTGTGGTGGGAGCCAATTACGCGGTGTACCAGGAAGCTGAAAACTCGTTCTTGTACAGAGCGGGTGAGCAGGTTGCCGGACAGGCAAGCGGAACCGTGGAGCCGGTCTACAGGGAGCGAGTCCATGACTGACGTAGAAGCCATCATCCGGAGCTGGCTGGCAGCTATTGCTGCGATCACGGCGCTGACGGGCCAACGGATCTACGCTGACACTGAGCTGCCGCCAACGTATGCTCCCGCAGATGGACCAGCAATCCTGTTGATCCGCCGGGGAGGCGGGCAGGACGAAAGCGGCCACGTGCTACGACCATCCATTCAGTTCAGATGTTATGGCGAAACAACTGTTTTAGCCAGACAGCTCGACCGGACTTTGTTTGATGGGATCAACGATCAGAGGTATGGGTCCATCAAGTGGTCGAGGTGTGAGGTGCAGGGCCAGTTGGTCCGGGATCCTGCGACTGGTTGGCCGTACGTGATCAGTTTTTACACGTTCCATGTAGGAAACTAAGAAGGAGGATTCCGATATGGGTTATGAAAGTGCAGTAGTTATAAACCCCGTAACGATCGTAAAGACAGGGGTGCTCTCAACCACAATGCCCACTACGCCGACAGCCACTCATGGAAATAAGATTCCAAACGATGGAAAGACGTACATCGAAGTGGCTAATGGGGCTGGGGCGCCGATCAATGTGACCATTGATACTCCAGGTACAGTGGACGGGATGGCGATCGAAAGCCTGATCGTGGCCGTAGCAAACGGCACCCGGCAGAAAATCGGCCCGTTCCCGCTGTCATTCAATCAGTCGGATGGATATGTGTGGGTGGTTTGTTCGTCCGTAGCCACCATTACCATGGGAGCATTCAGGCTTCCGTAGAAAGGAGATAATGCAAAATGCCCGATATTGTAAGCGACATCATCGTATCACCCGCCAGCGTGTGGACTGCTCCGCTGAGCACTGCGGTTCCGGCAGATACCGTCGCCGCGGGCGCTGCCTGGGGCGGCGCGTGGGTTAAGCTTGGATTTACCAAGGAGGCGCTGAAATCCAAGTATGAATTTGACGAATTGGACGTTGAGGTCGAGCAGAGCCTGGCGCCTGTGGATCGGGTCAAGATCAAAGAAAACATGACCCTGGAAACGGTCCTGGCGGAATTCTATCTGGATGGAATCCAGTATGGAACCCAGGGAACTGTCACGGACACTCCGGCGGGCGTAGGCCAGCCTGGGAAAGAGGAGCTGGCCGTGGGCGGCGTCTCTACCCTGACAAAGCGCATGTTCGGTTTCGAGGGCATGTACATCGATGAGGATGGGGCGACGTTCCCGGTGAGGATGTTCATCTGGAAGGCCACTGCGAAGCTGAATGGAGACCTGGAGTTTGGGAAAAAGGATTACACCGGTACTCCGCTGCAGATCAAAGCATTGGCGGACCTGACGAAATCTGCCGGGCAGACCCTGTTCAAGATCTCGAAGATCTTGGAACCCGCTACCTAAAATTGCAATTGGGGTGGGGCGTGGATATCTACGCCCTACCCCTGAAAAGTGGAGAAACTATGAAAACTGTGCTGATTACCCTGGGTGGCCGAGAATACCAGGTGGAGCAACTACCTATCCGCCCAAGCAAGGCCTGGCGAGAAACATTCTCTCACCCGATTGAGGGTCTGATTGGATCTATCCAGTTCACCGGGCAGTTGATCACCAATGGAGATGGTCAGGAACTGGGGCAGTTGGTTTCGGCTGTCGGGCAAATGCTTTATACGGGTGTGGCAGAAACCGTGCTGTCATCTATGGAACTGGCACTGGATATAATCTGCGCTTACAGCCCCAGGATCCAGGCCGACCGGGAAAGGATTGAGACCGAAGCCTATGATGATGAGGTGATAAATGCTTTGGTGGAGGTGCTAAAACTAGCCTACCCTTTCTCCGAGATCATCAACGCGATTCGTGGCCGTATGACGAATCCGACCAGGAAGAGCTAGCGCTGGCGGAATGGCACCTGGACAGAGCTGAGATGTCGGAACTGGATGTGGGAAGGATGGTCGATGCATATGTGCGGCGAAAACGATGGGAGGCGATGGAAACTGCTGTGGCGATTTGGTCTGTCATCGGCGAGGCCATCCAGGGACAAAAGGGACAAAGTACTCGCAGTACTTCCACTCCTAAACAGGCTCACTTTAGCCAGGTGCTGAGAAAGGTTGGTCAGAAACTATGAGCATAACAGTCGGTGATGCGGTCTTATTCCTGAAGGCAAATAGAACTCAGTTAGATACAGACCTGCAGAATGCAGATACGTCAACCCGAAGCTGGGCCGATAAGCTGGGCAGTGGGGTTGCGTCGGCGTTGGGAACTGTTGTGCAAGTCGGGTTGGCTGGGGCAGCGGCTGCAATTGTGGGTTTGGGAACCGCAGCTATGGGCAGTCTGGCCCAGGTGCAGAACTGGGCGAACACGATTGACGGCGTGGGGGATGTGCTGGGCACGAACGCGGACGAATCGGCAGGATTGGCAGTGGCCATTCAGGGTGTGGGTGGGGATGTATCTTCGCTTACCAGCCAAATGGCGTATATGGCACGAGGGTTATTGGGGGCGGATGGTGAGATCGGGAAAGTGGGGGAAACCCTGCAGGGGTTGGGTGTGAACTTTATGGACGCCAATGGCAATATATTGCCTACCACGGAGATATTGACCCAGGTGGCAGACAAACTGGCAGCGATGCCGGATGGCCTCGAAAAGACCAGCCTGATGATGGAGCTGTTTGGGAAGTCTGGCAAGGATATGTCGGACGTGATGAACGCTATGTCGGGGGGGGGATTGGAGGCGGCTGAGGAAAAAGCAAAGGCGTTGGGGCTGGCCCTGGGGGAGGAAGGAACCCAGGGGGCGATCCAGTTTGGGTACCAGATGAACGAATTGAAAATGATGTCACAGGGATTGTTTGTGACGCTGGGGTCCGAGCTTTTGCCGATCCTGGCGCCATTGTTGGAACAATTCATGAAATGGGCGTATGAGGTGCTGCCATCTGTGCGAGATGGGATCTCCAGCGTGGTGAGCTGGATCACAGAGAGCTTTGTGCCTGGGGTGGAATCGTTTCTTGCTACGTTGGAACCCATTTTTACATTTTTCGTTGAAAACTGGCAACCCATCCTGGCCGGGCTGGTGGCGGGAATTATCGTAGCAATAGTGCCTGCATTTATTGCCTGGGCAGGAGCTGCCTGGACTGCGGCGGTCGGAACGATCACGGCCCTGGCACCTATTATTTTGCCCATTATGGCTATCGCCGCAGCGGTCGGGCTGCTCGTGGCGGCATGGCAGAATGACTGGGGCGGAATCCGCACATTCCTGACACAGGTTTGGGAAGAGAAGCTGAAGCCGATCTTCGACACGCTGAAGACCTGGCTGGACACGAATATTCCGATTGCGATTGCGGCGCTGAAAGGGTATTGGGAGAATGTGCTGCTGCCAGCGATCCAAGCGGTGTGGAGCTGGCTGAGCACTACGCTGTTCCCGTTCTTCGAGGCCCTTGGCAATTTGTTCAGCGTGATCTTCAAAAAGCAGATGGAGGTGCTGACGGCCGTGTGGGAGAACGTGCTGCTGCCAGCCATCAAGACCGTTTGGACTTTTCTCAATGACCATATATTCCCGATCTTTGAGGCGATTGGGAGCTACCTGTCAGACACGTTTGCGCCGATCATCGAAACGGTGGCGGGGTGGATCGGCGACCAGCTCACTACGGCGTTTAATAATGTTTCTGCTGTCATCGAAACCGTAACCGGGTGGATCAATGACCTGGCCGGAGGAATCGAGAATCTCAGTTTGCCAGACTGGCTTACTCCGGGATCGCCGACGCCGTTCGAGCTGGGCCTGCGGGGGATTTCGGATGCAATGGGGAAGTTAGCCGACCAGGAACTGCCGGGGCTGCAGGCCAAGCTCCAGCTCCAGGGTGTGGGAGCTATGCTGGCAAGTGGTAGGTCAGAGGTCCAACGGTATGATCATTTTGGTTTGACGATCAACACTTCGGCGCCGATGGAGCCAATTGTGGCAGATTTCGAAATGATGAAAGCCCGCGCCGGGCGGAGGGCATAGTGGCTATCTATCAATGGATGATCAAGCTTTCTAGCGAGACGATTACGCCCGGTATGTGGTATGGGTTCAGAACGGTACCCACGTATTCGGCTGCTGGGGCTGGATACTATATACCTGTGTTTGTGCGGTCATTCGGTGCGGGGATGCCACCGATCAAAAATGTCAGTATTCCATACGCCCTACTGGGCGGGAGCAACTTTCAGCGGTCTGTGCCACAATCGCGCGTGATGATCCTGGAACTGCTGATGAATGGGTCCGAATGGCTGAATATGCTGAAGGAGAGGCAGAACCTGATCGATGTCGTCAAGCCGGATAGGACTGCGGAACAGGAACTCATTACGCTCCGGCTTCAAACCGATGCAGACATGATTGAGATCGAGGGTGTCTTGGATGGAGGATTGGACCTGCAGAGCGTAGATGGTTTTACCGAACATGCGATGGTCAGGTTTTTGTGTCCAGACCCGTTCTTCAGATCGACAGCCGATACTGTCCAGAGTCCGGCGCCGGGGGTGAGGGTGAGTGTGGCGAACTGCAATTATATTGCGCAACGATCTGTTACGGGGATGTGGGGCGCACTGGGCACGGGTACGAACGGCCTGGTGGGAGCTATGGCCCGAGCGGCAGACGGAACGCTATATGTCGGGGGGGAGTTTACTACGGCGGGCGGGGTTGCGGTCAATTACGTGGCAAAGTGGGACGGTGCGGCGTGGACTGCACTGGGAGCCGGGATGGATGGGTTTGTGATGTCCCTAGCGATCGGGCCGGATGGCACGCTATATGCGTGCGGCAACTTTGCAAACGCCGGAGGCGTTGCAACGGGGACCGTTGCAAAGTGGGATGGTGCGGCGTGGAGTGCACTTGGGCCCGGAGGCGTAACAGGGGCTTGCAATGCCCTGACCATTGGAACCGATGGCTGCCTGTACGCAGCCGGTCTGCTCACAAATGCCGGGGGCGTGGCTGTAAATCGAATCGCCAAATGGGATGGAGCGGCGTGGAGTGCACTGGGATCGGGGCTCAACAACAGTGCACATTCGATTGCGAAGGGGATGGATGGCTCTATTTATGTCGGCGGCGATTTTACAACCGCAGGAGGCGGCGGGGCGGTGCGCATCGCCAGGTGGAACGGGGCGGCCTGGAGCGCATTAGGAAGCGGGATGGATAACCGAGTACAAGCGCTGGCGGTGGGCCTGGATGGAATTGTGTATGCAGGCGGGTTGTTTACGACAGCTGGGGGAACATCCATCCGCGGGGTTGCTCAATGGGATGGCGTGAGCTGGAGCCCGCTGGGTAGTGGGATCAACAACGATACCTACTCGCTGGCGCTGGACGACGACGGGTCTCTGTGGGTGGGAGGTAACTTTGGCACTGCTGGGGGCGTCAGTTTAGTTGATCGTCTGGCACACTGGACGGGCAGCGGCTGGGCGTTACCGGACATCAACTTGCCGGGAACGGCTGTTGTTTATGATATCAACGTGTGGCAAGGAGTACTGACACTAGGCTATGACACGGCCGGAGCGGCTACGACGGCGGCGGTGACGACGGTGATCAACGGGGGAAAGGCGGATACGTTCCCGGTGTTGACAGTGAGCGGACCGGGGCGGATCTACCAGATGGTCAACTTCGCCACAAATGAAGCAATATTTTTCAACCTGACGTTGGTGGCGGGAGAAACGGTGACGCTGGACTTGAGCCGGATGGTGCACGCGGGGCCGGAGGGGAAGGAGACAACGGGGCAAACGTTTATGAGCACGTTCCGCGGGAACGTGATCGGGAGCATATTACCGGGAAGCAAAACGGGCCGCTGGCACCTGATGCCAGGGAACAACCCGATCTCGCTGTTTGTTGATGATGCGGCAGCTACAGCCACACTCAAATGGAGGAAGCGATATTGGAGTATTGATGGGGTGGGTGTGTGATGGAAATGATGGCAGGTTGGCACGTAAGCATGATACATGCAGGCGAGGGCTAGGTAGATGAGTGTTTATTACTCCGTATGGCTGCTGGATCCATTTGGGGTGAGGTTGGCGCTGCTGTCTCAGTACAGCTTGCTAGAATACACGTTGGTGGTAAACGCAATCGGGCGCCTGGTGCTGGAAATGCCGATAAATATCGTGCCGTATGCGTGGTTGAAGCGGCGGGATATGCGACTGGCTGTGTACCGGAGCGCTGGCGGTCGGGAGACGTTGGAGGGGGTGTTCTTGAGTCGGAGGCCGACAAAGATCTTGAGCAGCAAGGGGGAGCGGATTGTGCGGCTGAGGGCGATGTCGGCGAACTCGCTGCTGACACGGCGGATCGTGGCGTATGCGGCGGGAAGCGCGCAGGCGGAGAAGAGTGCGCCGGCGGATGACCTGATCAAGGCGATTGCCAGAGAGAACATGGGGGCGCTGGCAACGGACACGAGCCGGGATTGGAGCGCGTACCTGAGCGTGCAGGCAGATTGGGGTGCGGGCCCGAGCGTTGATAAGGCGTTTCCCGGTAGAAATGTTTTATTGGTGATGCAGGAGGTTGCTCAGAAGGCGGCACAGGCAGGCACGCCAGTGTATTTTGATGTTGTGCCGGTGACGGAGAGCACGTTCGAGTTCAGGACGTTTGTTGACCGGCGCGGGCTGGATCACAGTTTCCCAAATGGGGTTCACCCGCTGATCGTGTCGCCGGAGTTTGGGAATCTGGTGGATGCAGAGCTGGAGGAAGACTACGAGGGCGAGCTGACGTATGTGTATGCGGCCGGGGAAGGGAAAGGAGATGACCGGGCGACGGCGACGGCGAGTGATGCGGTCCGAATCGGGTCCAGCCCGTTCGGACGGATCGAGGGGTACAGGGACTGCCGAAATACGAAGGACCTGACCGCGTTGGCTGACGAGGCGGCGGCTAAGCTCAGAGCGGGGAGACCGGTGCGCAGGCTGCGAGGCACGATGGTGGATATGGATGGCTGCAGATATGGGCAGAACTGGGGGTTTGGGGATGTGGTTACGGCGGAATTCGATGGTGAACAATTCGACTGCACGGTGGATGTAGTGAGCGTGAGTGTGCGGTCCGGGGTCGATACGATCAAGGTTGGTCTGTATGCGGAGGCGGGATGAGCCTGGAGGAAATCTGGAATAAGCTGTACGAGCTGGCGGACCGGCTGGACATGGTGGAGCCCAGGGAAGAGCCGCAGGTTTTGGCACGGTATAAGACGGCCGCCTCACCAACGATGAACACGGGCGCTTACACTGTGGTCAATTTTGCCACGGTGGATTTCGATCCACGCAGTTTGGTGACCACCGGGGCGGGCTGGGTGTTTACGGCTCCGGTGGGTGGTTATTACTATGTGACGGCGGCGATTCAAATTGGTCCGTATGACGGCTGGGCAGACACGGAGGCGGCTAAGCTGTATGTGTACAAAAACGGCGGCCAGGTGAGCCAGCTTGACCGCCGGACTTCACTTGGTTCGGCTAGCCTGGTGTCCATTGCGGTGAACGGGAGCGATCTTGTGTACCTGGCGGTGGGAGACACGCTGGATGTGCGGTGTTACCAGAACAGCGGTGCCAACCTGGTGCTGACGGCCACTGCAGAAGAAAACTATATTTCAATTTTTAAGGTGTAAGGAGAAAAGGAAATGCCACCCATTGCAACATATTTTCAGTTTTTAGACGCACTGGCCGCTGCCCAGAAGGCGGGTGCGATCCAGATCGGGGGGGGGATCTGGCTGCCGGTGACAACTCTGGTGGATGCGTCAGGGACGCCAATCGACGCGACGACGCCCCTGCAGGTGGGGACCGGGGCAACGGACGACGCGGCGGCAGCGGGGCAGATCTTTCCGGCGGCCGGGAAATACCAGGCGACGCCGGATGAGGTGGATAACAATGACGTGGGCTATCTGCGGATGACTCAGCGGCGGGTACTACTGACTGGACCTGCTAACCGGATCATTAGCATGACCAGCGGCGCTCCAGTGCCGGCAGGCAGCGACGTCGTGGCGCTGGGTGGGGCTGCCTTGGCGGCAGGCGACTTCCTGATTCGGGATGCGGCGGTGCACACCTATATGATCCCGATGCTGGATTGGAGGCGGTGCTCGATCCGTATATTTACGAGCCCGGCTTTTGACCAGAACCTGTCGGTCAGCCTGCGTGGAGCGTACAGCAATGCCAGCCAAATAAGCACTCTGCTATCGTTCACGATCAACGCGGGATCGTCACTGGCATTGGGCATTGGAGAGGGGGCGGTGGGAGAGGGAGGCACAGCCGGAGCAGCTGTGGCAGCCTCTGACGCGTGGTACGGCTGCGCAGCTATGAATTCGCAGGCGTGGCTGAGGCTGAGAATCGTGGCTGCCGGTATCCCTGCTGCAGGCGAGCTGGGGCTTAGCGTGATACGCTCTACATAGGATGTTTTGCAAAAGCACTGGGGCGCCACCCCTTCCGCTATACACTAAAATAGCACCCGGATGATGGGTGCTATTTTAGTGTATAGCGGAAGGGGTGGGTGAATATGTGTCTATGATACAGCGCCCCAGGAGGAGTGCGAGGCATTGACACATTATTATCATCGGTTGGGGTTGAGGGAGGGGTCAGGTCAGTGGGGGGGAGGTAGTAGTTGATGAGGCCGAGGACGTTGCGGCCGTCGCGTTCGACGATTATATTTTTGATCCAGCCCCGCAGGAATTGTTTGACTTCCTGCGGGGTTCCGCTTAGTTGGGCCTGTAGGATGGGGGCGATGTTGTCTATCTCGTCGGGGGTGAGGGTGATTGGGGTGGAGGCTTTTTCTGTTTCGCTGAGGCTGGCGAGGAGTTTGGCTTCTTCAGCTTCAAGGGTATCATGCTTTTTCAACAGGGAGCGGCTTTTGGGGCGCATGGATAGGGCTTCGGTGATGTTGTCGAGGCGCTTGCGAACGCCGGTGAGTTTGGCTTTGATGCGTTTTTTTTCCTGTTGGATGTTTTGGGCCTGGGTTTGGTTTTCGGCGGCGATGACGGCCTGACAGCTAGCCAGCACGCCGGGGGTGAGGATGTAGTTGCGGATGTCTTGGAGGACGCCGGTTTCGAGAAGGTCTTTGGGGATGGCTTTGGATGCGCAGTCTCTACGGCGGCGCTTGCGGGAACATTCGTAGGAGGTTACGATTTTTCCATTGATTTGTTTGTGGCCGCCACCGTTGAGGGGGGAGCCGCAGACGGCGCAGACAGCCAGGCCGGAGAGGAGCCATGGGCTGGTTTCGCTGTTGCGGCGGGGGTGGTTGTTGGTGCGCAGGTTTTGGTTGGCGGCGTTGGCCTGGATGATGGACTGTACGGTGTCCCAGGTGGCCTGGTCTATGATCGGATCGCAGTAGTTGGGGGCGGTTTCTCCGGCGTAAACCATGATGCCCAGGTACAGGCGGTTGGCGAAGAAGGTGGTCCAGCCGTTGAGGGATTTGAAGAGGCCGGTGGCGTCTGCGATCTGCTTGAGAGATGCGCCTGCAGCGCGCATTTCCCAGGCACGGCGGGCGAGGGGTGCGGTGAGGGGGTCGGGTTCCCAGCGGTGGATGGTGCGGGGGCGGCCGTCGCGGTGGTGCCCAATGACGATTTCGGGGCCACGGCGAAAGCCTGCGGGGGGAGTGCCGGGGACGGCGCCATAGTGGGTGAAGTTGTATTTGAGGCCGTCTTTAATGTCTATGGAGAGGTCTTCCAGGTAGCGCTCGTTCATCCAATCAATAGCGGTTTCAAAGAATCTGCCTTCGGGGCCATCGGGGATGGTGTCATTTAGGGAGTAGATTCTGAAGCCACGGCGGCGGAGGTCGGCTTTGTAGAATTGGGCGTCGTCTATGTTGCGGGCGAAGCGGGCGAATTTCCAGACGATGAGACCGGCGAGGTGAGCGCCTGTGCGGAAGTCGTGGATCATACGGTGGAAGGCTTCACGGCCTACGGTGGTGGAGCCGGGGCGGGCTTCGTCGCGGTATATTTCGGCGAGGATAAGGCCGTTTTGGGTGCAGAAGGCGCGGAGGTTCGCTTCCTGGTGGGAGGTGGAGAGTTCCTGGTCTTCGTGGCCGCTGTCTCGCAGGTAGGCAGCGACGTGGGCACCGGGGGGGAAAGGGGAGTTGGGCATTGAAATAGGGGGACAAGAACTATGATTTTTTTACAACCAATTCATTTTCGGTTTGCTTGAGCAGCTTTTCTATTTTTTGCTCAACTTTACTCACGCTTGAAGGGTCGGTCATCTTCTGTTTGTATTCAGAAACTATCGTCGCAAATTTCTCGATTCTTTTTATCTTGGCTTTGGGGGTTTTTAGGTCAAATACTGCTTTGAGAAGGCGATCAAATTCTCTTTCAAGACCGATTGATATATATCTATCCCACTCTTTGTCTTTATCCCTAAGATATGATGATGGCGACGGGTTTAGTGTGGGAATGCCTTTTTTTTCATATTCGTAGAGCTGAGTGGCAATCCGCATAATCTGTTGGAATAATTGATCTGCATCACGCGCCGAAACACTTTGCTGAAGCCAAAGTACATATCTGTTCAATTCATCAACCAATGTGACAACTGCATAAGTTACCTGAGGTGCGCACTTCGGGCAAAGACCGTTCTGGTCTACCTTGAAAAATAGGCCAGATTTGCCACAGAATTTACATTCGGCCATGGTCTGTTTACTCCTTTCGGGTTTGTGGGCTAAGTGGATGGCGTTTAGTGGTTGAGGAGGATGATGGTCAGGAGGATGGCAAGGAGGGTGGTGATGGAGATGGTGATGAGGAGGAAGTTGGGGTAGAGGGGTTTGGGTTTTGGGTAGGTGGGGATGCGGATGGGTTTGATGGCCTGGGGACGGTTGCAGTGATAGCAGAAGTCGGCCTGGGCTGCGATATTTGTGTGACAGTAAATGCATTTCTGCATTGGTGCACTTTCAGATGGTATGGGCGATGATTGAGATGGATAAGCCACCACCGATGACGGTGGGGATTTGGAGCGGGTGACTGGGAAGGATGAGGTAGAGGATGATGCTAAAGATGAGGCTGTGCAGGATGAGGTGCAGTTGGCGGTTATGGTAGAGGATGATGAGGATGATTTGCAGGCGGATGGGCCAGGGGAGGTTACGCCAGGTGGGATGGGGGATGTGTTGGTCGGTTTGATCCACTGTGATGGTCCTGCTTTCTGCCGGGAACAGCGAGCGTGTGTCAGGACCATTTATAGCACAGTTGTTAGAACATGTGTACTACACATTTGGGGGATATTACTCGTCTGCGGTATCCCCCAGTGGGTTAATCCCCGGGTGGTTGAGGTAGTTGTCTATAATTTGTTGGATTTGCTCCTGGGCTTCAGGGGGGAGTTTGTCCCAGTTGCGGTTGACGAAGTTGAGGAGGGGGTCGGTTTCGGTTTCGGGCATCAAGCCCAATTTTACATAGATTTCGTCTCCTAGTAGTTGTGCGAGTTTGGGGGCGATTGTTTGCATGCTCTCCAGATCTGGGGAGCGTTTTTTGTTCAGCCACATGCTAACCGTTGATTGGCTTTTTCCAAGGTAGTCGGCAAAGCTATCCAGGGAGATGTTTTCTTTAGCCCTGATCCTGGCAATTCTCCAAGCGTCATAAGCGTCCTGGAGAATGGAGCGAAAGCCGTTGCTGCCCATAAGTTGATTGTAAATCAAAGTTACCATTTCCGGTTAATCATGTTGACAATCTATTCTTTAGGTGCTAGAATATTCACAGATGTAAACATATATTTACAAGTGGAATGGAGTTTAGTTGGTGGCCCGACGGGCGTGGGAGTGCGTGGTCGTTGCGAATTACGTGGAATGCCCATCGGAGCAGGGGGCTGCCTGGCGCGAATCGGCGAGGATGTTGGGAAGGTTTGTGGATGAATGGAGGAAGAATGGAAGAGAGAACTGCGGATGTGGTGAAACGGTATGTGGATCAGAGCGGGCTGTCGCTGAGGCAGTTTGTGACGACGATGACGGAGAGCCTACCGATGACGCTGACGCACACGAGCGTGGTGCACTGGATGGAGGGGCGGGCGGAGCCGGGGACGGATTTGCTGCTTCAGATGCTGGTGGCATATAGCGATTGGCGGAGAGGGTTTGCGTTGGATCTTCTGCGGGCGAAGCTGCCGGAGGTGTTTACGGATAACGTAGATACGCTGTTCGAGGCGCTGACGGGGATGGGAGGGGCCCAGGCACTGGGGGTGGATGTGTGGGCAGAGCTGAGACGGATTATTGATGAGAGGAGGGAGCAATAATGCAGCAGATTAAGGTGATGATTGCGATGGTGCTGGGGTTTATCGAGGGGTTGATCGAGTGGGTGTTTGAGCTGATGGAAGGGTGAGGAGTAGAGCGATGGACGCACAACTTGCTGTGGGTGTGGCAATGGAGTGGGAAGCGGCGTTTCGGGGGCACCTGGCTGGGGTAGGGATCAGCGCGAACAGTGTGAAGGCGTATGTGCAGGATGTGCGGGCGTTTGCGACCTGGTTCGCCGAGGAGAATGGGTGCGGATTTGCGCCGGGATTGATTACGACGGTGGATCTGCGGGGATATCGGGCGTGGGCGCTGGCTCAGAAGAGTGGGGATGGTGAGCGCCCGAATCTGGCTCCGGCGACGTGGAACCGGCGGCGGGTGGCGCTGAAAAAGCTATGTGAGTGGTCGGTGGGGGTGGGGCTGCTTTCGTATAACCCGTACCACGAGGCGGATATGCAGCGTTGGGTGGAGGAGGAGCTTCCGCCACGGTGGTTGTCCACGGTAGATTTCAAGCGGTTTATGCGAAAGGTGGAGCAGGAGGCAAATACGGCCAGCACGGATTTCGGGCGATGGCTAGCCGTGCGAGGGCAGGCCCTGGTGGCGTTGATGGTGTATGCGGGTCTGCGGGAGGGGGAGGTGGTGGCGCTGAATGTAGGGCATGTTCAAATGGGGGAGCGGAAGGGCCGGGTGGTGGTGTGGAAGGGGAAGGGAGAGAAGAAACGAGAGGTTCCGCTGCACACGGAGGCGCTGCGAGCGGTGGGAGCGTGGCTGGAGATTTCTGGGCAGAAGGAAGGGCCATTGTTCGTGGGAAAGACGGGGGAGCGGCTGAGCACCCGGACGGTGGAGCGAATGGTGGCAGAGATCGGGCGGCTGGCGGGGGTAGAAGTGACGCCGCACGATTTGCGGGCGACGTTTGCGAAGCGGATGGTGGACAAGGGGGTAGCGCTGACGGTGGTGCAGAAGCTGATGGGGCATGCACGGCTGGAGACGACGGCCCGGTATGTGACGCCGGGATGGGAAGATTTTGAGGATGCGGTGGGGAGGATTTAAGATGGGCGCTTTTGATTATAACTCTATCAAGGCAATTGCCAAACAGACGGGGTGTGTGATCGCCGACTTGCTGGCGCTGGCTTCTAATAATGACCCGTTTTACGTGGGCAGGCCCAGCACGGTGGAGGCGGCGGAGTGGTTTGCCAGACTATGGCGGCAGTTCGGTTATGGGCGTGGGGTACACCTGCGTCGCATCCATTACCAGATTGTGAGCCAGGACCCACCGGTGAAGCGGCCGGACGGGCGGGTGTACGAGAATACGGAGCAATGCTGGGATTTCCTTAACAACGCCAGCAAGTGGGCGCGGTATTTGGGGCTGGTGAGCCCGGATGCATTTGTGGACCGGAGGAACCCGGATGCGATTGTAAATGCCGCATGGAATTCAGTGGAGCCTGAACCGGTGGTGGATCTGTTGGATTACTGGGAAGCGTATGATTACGAGCTGCCCAACCTGCCCACGCTGCGCCCGCTGCCTGACCGTTTGCCCAGCCTGCCCAGAATGGAAGCAGGCGGAGGGTTCGACTACATCCAGCAGCCGTATCTGATCGAAGTATGGGCTGAGAAGACGACGATGAATGATGTGCTGGAGCCGGTGTGCCGGCGCTACCGGGCGAACCTGGTGACGGGGGCGGGGGAGTTGAGCATCACGGCGGTGCGCTCGTTTTTGAAGCGGGTTGAGGAGGCGGGCAGGCCCGCACGGATTCTGTATATTTCGGATTTCGATCCGGCAGGGTTGGGGATGCCGATCAGCGTGGCGCGGAAGATTGAGTTTTACCAGCGAACGGATGGATACGATCAATTTGATATTGCGCTGCAGCCGGTGGTGCTGACGGCGGACCAGGTGGGGGAATTTCAACTGCCGAGGGTGCCGGTAAAGGACAGCGATCTGCGGAAGGAGCATTTCGAGGAGGCGTACGGGCAGGGGCAGGTGGAGCTGGATGCGCTGGAGGCACTGTATCCAGGGGAGCTGGCCCGAATCGTAGTGCAGGAGATCCTGCGGTACTACGACACGGATCTGTTTGACCGGGCTGAAGAGGCGAAACAGGCATTGCAGAACGAATTGGACCGGATCAGGGGCGAGATCATTTCTGAGCACGAGGATGAACTGATCGAGGTGAGAACGGAATACCAGGAAGTGGTGGAAGCGTTCGAGCAGACCCGTCAGGAGTTTGACAGGCTGGTGGAACAGTTTGTTCCCCAGATCGAGAGCCACCGGGAGCGCCTGGAGCGATTGACGGAGAGGGCGAAGGGGGTCAACGAGAAGATTTACGATGAGCTGAACAATGCGTATGTAGACCTGGCTGAATATCCGGTGCCCGATGCGGAGGTGGAAGGGGATCCATATGGCTTGCTGTATGACAGCAGCCGGGATTACCTGGATCAGCTCGAGGCGTACAAGGCACGGCGGAATGGGGAGGTGCTGTGATGGGCGATGAGAAGAAGCCATGGCAGACGGGGCAGTGTGTGGACTGCGGTGCGCCAATCAAGGAGACGAGCAGGCGATGCAGGTCGTGTGCGATGAAGAATATTGCGGCCAGCCGGAAGGTGGATCAGGGCCAGCATTGCGGGAATTGTGGCAAGGGGAAAAGGCTTCTGAATTTGGCGGGTCTGTGCAAGGATTGCACGCCGGAGGCTGAACGGATCCAGGCGAATATCGAGAGGGTGGTGCAGAAGGCGAAGGAGAGGGAGGCGGCGGGGGAGAGCTCGCCGGTTGGGATGTATCAGGGTAGGACTGTCGTCCGGCGTGGGCGCGGGCAGTCGATTGGGTGTCACAAGATTTAGGAGGTGTGGGATGGGGAAGACGGCGATTGAGTGGACGGATCGGGTATGGAATCCGGTGACGGGCTGCACGAAGGTGAGCGAGGGGTGCAGGAATTGTTATGCGGAGGGGATTGCGCGGCGCTTTTGGGGGGAGCGGAAGTTTTCGGATGTGCGGATCCACCCAGAGCGGCTGGAGCAGCCGATCCATTGGAGGAAGCCGAGCAAGATCTTCGTCAATTCGATGAGTGACCTTTTCCACCCGGCGATTTTCGATGATCTGGGGGAGGAGACGTTTATCGACGAAATTTTTGCGGTGATGGCTGCTACCCCGTGGCACACGTACCAGGTGCTCACGAAGCGAGCTACGGCGATGCGGGATTACATGAATGATAAGAGGCGGGCGGTGTATGTTGAGCATTCGCTGGAGACGATCTATGGAGAGCATGGGTGGTGTTCGCCAGATTTTGAGTGGCCGCTGCCCAACGTATGGCTGGGGGTGAGCGCTGAGGATCAGCAGAGTGCGAATGAGAGGATCCCGGTTTTGCTGGAGACGGAGGCAGCTCTGCGGTTTGTGAGCTGTGAGCCGCTGTTGGAGAAGGTTACTATTTTTGATTATCTGTGCGGCATTTGCATGGATTGTTATTGTGGAGGGCTCGATATTCCACCCCATGATCACGAGGTGCAATCTCGCAAGATCGATTGGGTGATTTGTGGCGGGGAGAGCGGGCCACATGCCAGGCCGATGCACCCGGATTGGGTGCGATCTCTGCTGGATCAGTGCGTGGAGGCGGAAAATTTGCAGTGTGAATCAGTGCCGTTTTTCTTCAAGCAATGGGGGGAATGGACATCGGAATATCCGCAAGGGAGGAATTTGGCTTATATCCAAATGGCGTACCAAAACGGACTGTCATTTTATAGAGTTGGCAAGAAGACGGCTGGCGCACTTTTGAATGGTGTGGAATACAAGCTATTTCCGAAGGAGGACTGAGATGCCGGGAAAAATCACAATCAGAATGACACTTAAGTTCTCAAAAGCGTATGCGGCGGCGGTATCCCGGAAGATGGATCCGCCCGCGAAGAACCAGGAGGCACTATATGCGATGCTGGAGGCTGCCGGGCTGTTTTGGGACAGCGATGAGGGGGAGTGGATTGAGGTGGAGCAGGAGAAGGCTGATCCGCCGAGTGAGCTAGTGCGGCTGCGTGTGTGGGCGGCAGGTGAGCTGGTCAGTGGCCTGGCGGACGACTTGGAGCAGGCGATGCGGCGATGTGATTACCGGCTGGTAGAGCGGTCAAAGCCGTATCTGTGCAGGCCGCCGAAGGTGTTGGAGTCTCGGGTTTATTTGACTTTTCAGAAGAAGGAGTGATGGGAGATGGATGAGAAGCATGTGAAGGAACTGTTGGATTTGGTGGATAACAATGTGGATCTGTTTAACATGATGGAAGAAGGGATTTCGGAGTATTTCAGGGCAGAGGAAGCGGCGCGCCTGGCTGCTGAAGAAGCTGAGCGGAAACGCAAGGAAGGGTGGGACCAGTATGATGCGATTGTGCTGGAGCGGATCCCGGATGTGCTGAAGCCGTTTGTTGTTCCGTCTTTCGGGCGGGTAGAGGGGGAGATAGACGACCTGAATCGGATAGCACGGTTTGAGGCGAGGGTGGCAATACCGCGATTGGCACCGATCAGTGTAGTTGTTACAAGATACGGGCTAAAGCTGAATGATTGGAAAGATCCACTCTACTGTGTTTCCCGGGTGGAATACAGTTCCGAGGATTACGAGCCATATTACAGCTTTCGCTATTCGGGCAATCAATACCTTGACCCGAACCTGGCGATTGTCAACGCGGGTGAGGTGGGGATTGAGTTTCGAGATAGATACAACTACTGGGAAGAGACGATGAAGAAGAAGCGGGAATGGAGGAAGCAGAGGGAGGATGTGACGCAGGTAATGACGCCTACACAGGAGCTGACTGAGGCGTTGGAGAAGTACATCAGACAGGTGATCTACCAACGTGAGACGGAGGTGTGAGATGCAGGCTGGGGCGATTGCACTGACGGCTCTGGTGACCGTTCTACTACTACTGGTGGAGCATTGGTTGCCGTGGCAAATGTTTCTGAGGCGCGAGCTGCCTCGTCTGGCAGCCTATATCCTGGGTTCATTGGCAATAGCTGTTCCGCTGTCAGTGTTGTTTGCCTGCGAGGCTTCCTGGTATGAGCTGGCGGCATTGTGGATAGTGATCGTGGCGGGAGGGCTGGCGGTGATGCTAGCGTACCTGGTCGATTGGATTTTCCGCATGGCGCGACTTGCTGATGACCTGGCCGAAGTACAACAGTACAGAGAGGGAGTGGAAGATGCGCAGAATTCGGACCGGGCCACTGACTTGTGAGCAGGAGCGCGTAAGATGCGAATTGGAAAAAGCCTTGTTTTCCCTGGGGACTGTCCTGGTAGAGCTGGATGAGATAGGTCTGCGAACACAGCAAGCCATACGGCGTACGTCCCTGGTGGCGGATGTGCTGCAGCCATCATCCAAGCGACTGGACCGTATTCGCCGGAATGTCAGGGCGGCGCAGGCAGCTATCGGAGCGCTGTGGTCAGAAGAGGAAACCAAGCGATTGATCAGGCCACTGCCCAGCATGCGCATGCGGCCTAAGCTCAGGCGTCCGTTAAGGTGATAAAGCAGTAGCAGACAGAATCGCTTTTTTCCTGCGTAGCCCACTTTGGGCGGGGGGTGGGTAGAAAAGGGGGGCGGTTGGGTCGGATAACGGCGCATTATGCGACAGTATGAGCGGGTTTTAGTGACATTTGGGGCGACGGTTGGGCTGTTAGGGTGCGGTTTTTTTGTCGGATAACACGATGGGGGCGGGGTTGGAGAGCGGGGTCACCTTTCATTTGCTCTTACCCCCCACCCCCCGATTTGAGGGCGCCGGAAATTCATGGCGGTTTTGTAGAAACGGCTTTGTGGCGGAGGGTAAATTGGACGTAGATTTTCAGGACTTCATTGAACGGGTCAAGGCGGCCAACCCAATCGAGGACATCATCGAGCTGACCGGGGGGGCTGAGTTCCGCTTGAGGCGGCGGGCGGGGGGGAGGTATTTGCAAGGCGAGACGCACGACAGCCTGAAGGTGAACGTTGAGGAGGGGTATTACGTCTGGAACCGGACGGGGGAACGGGGAGACGTGTTCAACTGGTTGGAGGCGCGCAAGAAGATGGATTTCTGGAGTGCGCTGCAATGGCTGGCGGATCGGGCGAAGTTGGATATGCCAGCCCGGTTTGCGCCGAGTGAGCAGAGCCAGGAAAAGCGACTGGCGGCCAGGGTGCGGGAGGAGACCTGGGCGGTGGCGCAAAGGCTGATGGCGTGCTGGCTGTGGAAGGATGAAGACGCGCTGGGATATGTGCGCAGCAGGGGCTGGAGCGATGAGACGATCCGGGAGGCGGGGCTGGGGTTCTCGGGGCGGGCTTCTTCTGCTGCTTTTGGGGATATGAGGGGCGAATTTAACTTGCATAGTATCGACCCGGAGAGCCCGCAGGCGGTGTGCGTACTGGGGTTCAAGGGGGACGTGCGGGGATGGGGACAGCACTGGGGGATCAGCGTGCGGGAGGACTGGATCTCGTGGGGGAGTATCAGCGGGATGATGGGGCGCACCAGGCTGGTGTATCCGCACTGGTATGGGGGGCGGCTGGTGTACATCAGCGGGAGGAACATCTTTGGAGCGGAGGAGTACCAGAGAGAGGGGGAGCCGGTGAAGGTTGTGAAGAGTTGGAACCCGTATAAGGAGCTGGCAGGCCCCAGGCAGCCGTTTTACAACCACGCATACGGGCGTAAGGCGGATGAGTGCGTGGTGGTGGAGGGGCCGGGGGATGGGGTGAGCCTGGCGGAGTGGAAGATTCCGGCAGTGGCAACATTGGGCACGAGTTTGAAGGATGCGGATATGGCCGGTACGATGGCGGACCTGCGGGAACGTCATAAAGATTTTTACCTGGGGATGGATCGGGATAAAGCAGGGATTGAGGCGCTGGAGGGGAACCGGAACGATCCATGGCCGCTGGCAAAGGTGTTTGGGCCGATGGGCAGGATTATTTATTGGCCGGAGCAGACCCTAGAGGGGGGAAAGAAGGTGAAGGATGCGAATGATTATTTGGTGTGGTTGAAGAGGGAAGAGAACAGGGTTACGGCCGGGGACGGCCTACAGGATGGACAGAATGGGAAAGAGGGGAAGGATACGACGGGGGAGGCGGTGAGGGAGCTGCTGGATAATGCTCCGCCGTTTGCGGTGATGGTGGCGCACTGGGCAGGGACGCAGCGGGGGACGGCGGGGGATGATGCCACGCTGTTTGCGTTCCAATTGATCGCTCAAATGCCGAAGTTGATGCAGAGCCGGTACCGGGATGAGCTGGCGAGGCGGATGCATCTGGGGATCAGTCAGTATAACAATCTGCTGAAGACGGCGGCGTCGGAGAGCACGAAGGCGACCAGGGAAGCGGAGGAGGTGGTCGAAACACTGGGGGGGTATATCGACGGGTGGTTGGTGGAGTATATGTGGGACGAAGAAGAGGGGGTGGCGAAGTTCGCTTTTCGAGACCCGGAGGGAAAGGTGGATGTGGCCGACCAGCTCGACCTGGAGGGGAAACGGTATATCCCGAAGACGCCCAACAGCCTGATTATCCTGAAGGCGGTCCTGTTTCCATCGAAGCTGGGGCAGCTCAAGAGCACACGGGAGCTGGTGGCGATTGTGGAGAGCTTTATCCACCGCTACTACTTGCTGGACGATAAGTTCTTTGGGCGGATGGCGGCTTATTATGTGCTGCTGACCTGGCTGCACGATAGTTTCAATGCGATTCCGTATTTGCGGGCGACGGGGGACTATGGAAGCGGCAAAAGCGAGCTGATGAAGCGGATTGGGCACGTGTGCTACAGGATGATGAGCACGGGCGGGGCGGGAACGGCGGCGAGTGTCTTCCGGGCGCTGGACGAGTTTCGAGGGACGGCGTTCATGGATGAGATGGACCTGGCGGACGGGGGGGATATGGCGAACGATCTGATCAAGATTTTGAATATGGGTGCGATGAAGGGCACGCCGGTGTGGCGACTGAGCGATGTGATCCTGGCGGATGGGACACGGGCGTATGAGAACAAGGTGTACAACATTTTTGGGCCGAAGCTGATTGCGATGCGGGGGGATTTCAAGGATAAGGCGGTGAGCAGCCGGTGTCTGACGGTGCAGCTTATGGCAAAGGAGAGTATGGAGCTGAAGCGGGCAGGGGTGGTGCTGCATCTGAACCAGGAGTTCTACGATCAGGCGCTGCAAATCCGCAACCTGCTGTTGAGATGGCGGCTGGCGAAGTGGCAGCCGGAGATTGCGGTAACGGAGGATTTGATGGACCTGGCGGTGCCGGCACGGTTGAACCAGGTGGCGATGCCGCTGAAGGCGATTGCGAGGGATGACCCGGAGCTGATGCGGGATGTGACATCGTTCGTGAGGTCGCTGAATGATGAGCTGATCCTGGAGCGCAGCATGGGGCTGGATGCGAGGGTGATGGATGCTCTGGTGGCGATCCGGGAGCAGCCGAAATATATGCCATTTTTGAATAAGGGGTTTTTCGAGGGGTGGGGAGAGATCTACTATGCCTATACCAAGTACATTACGAAGGTGGTGAACGAGCTGATGGATGAGATGAATGTGGCGGAGGATGAGGGCGAGGATGACGATGGGAAGAAGCGGAAACGGCGGGGGACGACCAGCCAGACGGTGGGGAAGATTGCCCGGCAGACGCTGCAACTGCCATCGAAGAGAATGGCGGCGGGGTATGTGGTGATTTACAACGAGGATAAATTTGCGGCGTTGAAGTTGAAGTACGGGTTAGGGGGCAGCGGTGATCAGGGGCTGGCGGCGGATGAGAACGGATAGAACGGGGCCGTACAGAACACGGCTTGGGAGATGAACCGATGTACCTGGATGAACCTTTTTGGGGATTTGGGGCGGAGGGTTTTATTTTGATAGTGTTTTTTGGTTTCACGCATTGCCTTATTGCGTGTTTCCGAACTTACTATCTAAATGCTGGTTTGGGTGACCGGAAACGGGGTTCATGGGGTTCATGGGTTCATCGCGGAGGGTTATTATCCGGTTTTGCGGGGCGAAAAATGGGTTGGAAAGCGGGTTTTTGCTCTGTTTTTAGTGTATTGATGAACCTTTTTAATTAAGTATGAGGTTATCGGTGTACGTTTTAGATGCTATGGGTAGGCGCGATGAACCCGGATGAACCTGATGAATGAAAGGTTCATCGAAGGTACATTGGCCCAGGCGACTGGGCTTACGGGTGAGGTGAGGGATGGACTATGACGGGCTGGAGTTCAACTGGACATTGGATGATCCGGTGAATCCGGAGACGGAGGAGTGGATCGAGTTTTCGACGTGGCTGCCGGAGGGGGAGGTGACGGAGGAGGAGAGGGGGGAGATGGGGTATTGGGCTTCGGCGGGTAGGGAAGAGGGATTTAACAGGGATGGACAGGATGGAACGAGGAAGGAGGTAGGGATGGCGAAGAGGACATCGAGTGGGATGGTGGGTTGGTGGGTTGGTGGGTTGGCGGTGATTGCGGCGCTGTGCGCGGGGGCGTGGCTGATGGCTAGCTGTTCGGCGGTGGAACAGCCCCTGCAGCCGCCTGCGGCTACGGCTGGGCTGCAGGGTCATGACCCGTATTATGAGGGAGAGCTGGCGAAGGCGACGCAGTTGGCGGCGGATGCGGCGATCAGGGCGACGGAGGTGGAGGTGGCCAGGCAGTATGCGGCGATGACGGCCCAGTTTGAGGAGGACCGGTCGGTAGTGGAGTTGAGGCTAACGGAGATTGCGGGAGCGGCGGGGGGGACGCAGACGGCGATCGGGGCGGTGCAGACGGAGGCGCGGGTGACCCAGGCGTGGGTGGAGCAGCAGATGCGGGTGGATGAGGCGACCCGGCAGGTGGGGCTGCAGCTGACGGCGTACTGGAAGACGGAGACGCCGGAGGCGATGGAGCTGGAAGCGCTGGCGGTGGAGCTGGAGGCGGCGAAGGCGGAGAGCCAGGCGCAGGCGGGTCGAAATACCTGGTGGGCGATTGCGGGGGCTGCGTCAATTTTGGGGCTGGCGTATGTGGCGGCCAGGCTGGCGGCGAAGTGGGTGGATTGGCGGATCGAGAAGGACCGGATCGATGTATCGATTGTGGATACGCGGCAGGGACCGGCGGCGCAGATCTGGGATCCGCAGTTGGAGGCTTATAAGTGGCATTTGCTGGCGCTGGCGGCGGGGGGAAGATTTAACAGGGATGGGCAGGGTGGACAGGATGGCAGCCTGATAGGTGCGAGGTGGGCGCGGAGGGCGCAGGGGGTGGTGTCTATTTCGAAGAATGGGGTGACGGCGACGAGCAGCCCAGGGGTGAGCCTGGAGGGGCAGGCGGTGGAGCTGGTGCGGGCGGCGATCGGGGTGATGGGGGAGGAGGGGGTGATTATCCCGACGTGGAGGAAGCTGGATGGTTGGACGAGCGAACGGTGGCAGCGGGCGGCGGGTTACCTGGAGCAGCGGGCGATGGTGATTATGGTGGAGAGGGTGGGGACGAAGCTGCTGGGGGACAGGAATTTGGGTGATCTGCTGTGGGAGCTGGAGGGGGCCCCTACCCCACCCCAGGATGAGGGGAGGGTGAATAGGTGACAGGCACAGGGAAGCACAGGGCGCACAGGGTCAACGGATGTGGAACGGATGGGAACGGAGGCAAAGATGGGAAAAGATGTGGAAGTAAAAATTTTACAAATCATTCCGGCTAATGGGTGGCAAGCAGTAAACCAGGTAACGAATAATCGCTTTACTGTGATCTGTTGGGCCTTGGTAGAGAAAAGTACTGATGATGGAGGATCGGTGTGGCAAGAAGTGATTGGAATGATTGCAGATGGCTTGAATTCTTTGGCGTTGATAGACGACAGTCATATGGTGTCGGATGCTTTTGCTGGATATGAAGAGGTATAAGCATGGAAATTACTACCGTCAGCAATGTTGCTTCAAGACTTTTGGCAGATTTTCAACGGATGAGCGATGAATATAGAAAACTTGCCCAGTATTTTATGTACGAGGGAACAGACATTCCCGGAATTTCTAACCATGTTGATTCTCTTGCAAGATTGCTACTTGAGAAAGATGGAATATACGAGTTGAAAAGTCAACAACGCAGGATGGAAGGTTTACGGAAAGCTATTTGCATTTTATTAAACGAAGCCATCAGCGAAATAGTACTGCAAGAATGGAGGGGAGACTCATTTCCAATCAAACGAAGAAATGCTTACGAGAATTCTAAGTATTGGAAACTGCGAAGGAAAATCCTTGTTATCTATGCAGACTATGCTTGTCAACTTTGTAATACCCACTTGGTTGCTTCGGCTGATTTACATGTCCATCATAGGACTTATGAGAATCTGGGAACAGAACGAATATCCGATCTATTTGTCCTGTGTTCATCTCATCACCTTGAATATCACGTAAAACTCAATCAAACACCAAGATCTATACAGGAAGGGTGAAGCATGAGCAAGCAGCATCGTGTCTCGCTGGATGAAATTCGGGAGAAGGTTCCTACGGCTCATCATGAGCCCAGGGAGAACTGCAAATATTGTGGGGGTACGGGGATGCGGCATAAGAAGATTCCCGCAACGGATTTGCTGCCTGCGTGGGAAGGGGATTGTGCGTGTATCTGCATTTTTGTTGATCACGAGCTGGCGGATTTTGCGCAAGAGACACTGAACAAGACAATCAGGACGATTCGGCGTTGGGAGGAAGAATGAAGACCATTTGCATTGCGAATCAAAAGGGCGGGGTGGGGAAGACGACGACTGCGGTGACGCTGGCGCATGGGCTGGCGCTGAGGGGAAAGGTGGTGTGCCTGGTGGATTTGGATCCGCAGGGGCAGTGTGCGACGGCGCTGGGGTTGACGCCAGAGCCAGGACTGTTCAATTTCCTGGTGGGAGGGCGGCCGCTTATGGATGTTTTGTGCCATCTGAAGCGGGAAGGATTGACTCTGCTGCCGGGGGATAAATCTACCGGCGTTATCCAGCTTTTGTGGAGCGCCCAGAACAAGCGGATCAATGAGCTGAAGGAGCAATTGGCCTGGCTGAAGGCTCTGGAGTTTGAGTATGTGGTGATGGATACTTCGCCGAGTGTGGGGGGGATGCAGGAGAGGGCGCTGTTTGCGGCGGACCTGGTGGTGGTGCCGACGGCGACAGATTTTCTGAGTGCAGATGCGGTGGCGCAGACGGTCAGTACGATGCAGGCGAATGTGGAGCTGGGGTGGGAGGGGAGGCTGTTGGGGGTGCTGCCTACGTTTTATGATGTGACCACCCGGGAGAGCCTGGCTACGCTCAAGGACCTGGTGGACCTGTACGGTGACCAGGTGCTGACGCCGATCCACCGGGCGACGATTTTGCGGGAGTGCGCGGCGATGGGGAAGACGATCTGGGAGGTGGATGGGAGTTCGAGGGCGGGGACGGAGTATGCGCAGTTGGTGTATAAGGTGCTGGAGAGCTGACAACGGATTTGGGAACGGATTGGAACGGATGGGAAAAGGGAAGTGAAATATGAACGAGATAGATGGTGAACTTGATTGGGAGAAGGCTAAAGAGCATTTGGACAGATACGAGGCGGGCTACCGGGAACTCGTCAGAAATCCAGCTGCCTGCCCGTGGTTTGCGCTGAGTGTTATTGTGGGGCTAAGGATGCGGTTCGAGAAGGGAGAGCGAACGCCAGAGTTGTACGAAGATATTATGAGCGTGGAATAGGGTCGACAGAAACCTTTATGAGATGAAGGAGGAAGAAGCGATGGAGCGAAGGAAACCTACGAGGCCGGAGGCGTTTATTCCGGGGCCTGCGCCGAAGGCGAAGCGAGACAGGACGTGGGAACGGGAACAGCGGCTGGAGAAGGGCCAGGTGACTTACCGGGGTATTCCGAAGGCGCTGAATGAGCGGATCCGGGAGATTGCTGAGGAAAAGGGTGTAACGGTGGGCGAGGTGGCGCGGGCGTTTTTGGAGCATTCGTTGAGCGATTATGAGAACGGCGTGCTAGAACTGCGTCCTGCGCTGAAAAGTCAGAAATTTGGTCTGTTTCATGATTAGGTATTTTGGGTATGAAATGCCGCTTGCGGGATGGTAAGCGGGTGCGATACAAGCGAGTAAGCGGGATTGCGAACGCCGCAAGCGGGGCCGCTTACAGGGGTTTGCCAGGATGGCCGGAAAGGGGTCTAGAAACGAGGGTATGTAGATGGATGAGGTGAGGGTTTTGACGGGTGAAACGGGGTTTTGCAAGTTGTGCGGGGGGACGGTGGAGGTGGCGGTTCCGGGGGAGGACCGGCTGCAGCGGTTGATTGTGCGGGAGG